TGCTGGAAAAGGTCGACACCATTCTCATTGGTACATGGCTCCTATCATTGTTTTTCACTTGAAGATCCTCAAAATTGGATCCTGAGGGTCCAGAGGGCCCAGATGAGTACACACGTGTTATCGACCCTATACTCGATGACACATTTGGTAGCTGACCGAGAACACGGGATTCAGCGTGTCCTATAGAAAATCTTGATACAAATTTTTTGAAAGGATTAACAGAGAGTAAACGTAACATTTATTAGTCTCATCTTTTTACACTTTACAAATAAAAATATTCATTTTTATATGCATTACATATTTACACAACAATACAGTATACAACAATACAGTATAATTTATAATACATCTTTAATCTAGCGATCTAATCTAGTAAAAACTACCTCGGATCTACGGTCAGATTAAAAATAAATTAAATAAATAGATACTTAAAAATTTATTTATGGAGCAATTAGAAGAATTTTATTTTTATCAAGATATCTTTGAAATTTGTGAAGATTTAGATATACCAGGTGCAACAACAAATTTTTGTTTATATATTAAACGTTGTATTGAACAAAAAATTCCAATTATCTTATATTCGCAGAATCAGCTAAATATAGCAAAGGAATTGGTAACTTGGGCTCATACATTAAATGAAGTTGAGATTAAGGTTGATGAACAGGAGAATGTAGATGTTTGTTGTAAACATTACCCATATACATGTGATGAAGTAACATCTCAAAAAAATTTATATAATTATGGTTGCCATAAACAAACATTTAGTTGTTGCGACTGTCGAGGAGATTGCTCGTGTGATGATGGTCCAAGAACACATTTTGTAGCTTTTAGTTGGAATAATTGTTATATGAAACATCGCGATAATTGTTATGAAGATTGTTGTTCACATAGTATAGTATTTAAACGATTCGTGATCACTATACTACATGAACTAGAGACTATAGCTCAGGACCCGCTGTGCAACACCGGCCTTGTGGTACAGGACGGCGAGATCGATTACATCCAGATAGACTAGAGAGGGTTTCTTACTATTTACATATGTAAATTTACCCTCGCCTATTGGATCAGTGACAAGGAATACTAAAATCCTCAACTAACTTCATAATAGAACACAAAGTATAAATAAAAGTATCAGAAATACTTAGTTGGTTGTATTGACAAGAACTATTTTGGCTAAATGAAGGAGTGAGGACGCTATCCTTAGAAAAGGAGGTACCGATGCGTTGATGAACTTTACGTCCAGGTCTGATACATTCAAAACCGAAGTAGTTATGGCATAAGAGGTTGAGGAACTCGACTTGATCATAGACGATATCGTCTTCTTTCACATCAGAAGCAACGATTACCTTAAATTTCCATTGTCCTTCTTTCATCTCCTGTTCCATCATGGAAAATAGTTGATACATATATTCGGGATCCATTTTTAGCAGGTAAATCTCCTTCTTATCATTGGGTGAAGTCTGCCATTCCACTTGTATCAAAATGTTAAAGGATCCATCAGTACTCTCGGTATACTTTTGTAGTACGGGCGCAAGCTTTGTTGCAGCATTTCTCGTGGATGTAGGATCCTCCATCTGAATCATCGGGCAACCACAATCATTAAGGCCAACTACAGGGGCACACTTCTTTCCAAAAATATCAAATTGTTTGTGATCCGTCATAACGTAATGTCTAAGATAGCGAATCTTTAGCCGATAAACTATATCAATTTTTTATCATGGGATAGACCAGTATCCTAACTCTTAAAGCGAACTAATCAAAGTTATAATGATAAACGTACTAATAAGACAGGATGATGTTCAAAGTATAATAGTTTTGCCACACTTGTTGACAAAACGTAGAAAATTCAGACGTGCATTTTGCAACGTCTTCTTCTGACCATTTTTCAAAACTGGCGCCACCTCGTTCTTGTTCAGCGATTCCGCCAAATGTGAAGCGTCGAACCCTCTTCTGCTGTCAACTGTGAACTGAAAGAGTTTTCACAGAAACATAGAGATGCTAGATCGGAGTCACTTGGTTTGAATACAGGAAGAGAACGACCACCAGGTAGATCAGCTGGCATTCTCTTACCTGAGGTCAGTCTGGTCAACTCTTCTGCAGCGAGCTGTCTTTTCAATGTCTTGAATGTGTACTCCGGCTTCTTGGCATTATCACACACACGTGGTGAATGTTCCTTCCAATCTTGGAATGACATCAGCACTACACCGACGATCTTCTTCTTGTGTACATCCCAACTAGGACCGTAAGAATGATCGTATCGTGCAACAATTGGACCATCGTATTTGTCGATAACCCGATAAAACCAATCTTCATCATCCAAGGCTCCTCCCTCGAAGACAGAAACTGGATGATGGGAACGTGATCCATCAACAAACAGTACATTCGAGGCCTCGAATGTCAATGTCTCTTCTGTCACGGGATGCACACAGGTGATCGTAGTCGTAGTAGTAGCAGGTAGCAGTAGCCATGGCTTTTTTTCTGATTATGTCAAATAATCAGTTTAATTTTTTATCATTTTTTAAATATAATATATGGACCAACATTTTAAATTGTGGGTGGCTGCTTAAAATTGAAATGGCGGATATCGGTTGTTAATCTTTTTTCTTAGGAAAGAGAAAGACATGAATCCAAACGAGGTAATCAAGCTCATCGAGGACGAGTGTGTAATTCGTGATCGTAATGCCTCAGATCGTAATGTCTTAATTTTCGGAATTAGAGGAGAAGCTGGTTCTGGTAAAGATACTATGGCAGATCATTTGGAGACTATTTATGGTTTTAAGAAGATGAGTTTTGCAACGGCCTTAAAACGTATCGTAGTTATTTTGACTGGTTGGTCATATGAATTCGTTAATGGCACGAACCCCGATCTTAGACCGCTAAGAGAAACACTAGTACATCCTTTTTACAAAATGACCTGTCGCCAGATTCTGCAATTCATAGGAACAGACTTACTACGCAATCAGTTACATGTGGATGTTTGGATTGAATCAGTTCGCAATGAAATAGCAGAATACGTGAAAGTTTGCATAGCTGAAGGGAGAGACGCTCGGATCGTATTTACAGATGCTAGATTTCCCAATGAAGTTGATATGATACAAGGTTTAGGTGGAAAGATGTTTAAGATTCTAAGACCAGGAATGAATTGTCTAGCTGGTAATACAAAAAAACACATTTCAGAGGCTGATTTCCCAGTAAAAGATGAAGTTACTATTGTTAATGATGGTTCATTGAAAGAATTTATCAGAAAGATCGAAAATACCAGTTTGGAGCTAGTCACTCGCAGGTGTGTTGCGCCTGCGGCAACCAGTTTGGAGCTGGAAGCTAATTTCCAAGCGGCCATGATAGCGAAGTATAGTTTGCTCGGCTTATTTGTTTTCGCACTTTTTATTGTTCTGCATAGAATTGGACAGTATCTAGGACAGGATGGCCTCTAATTCTAGTACTATTCTTTCAACAGTTTTAAATCCATCTTTCTTTGGATAAGGAGCTCAAGGCTGGATAGCTGGGTGAAGTTATCGTTGATCTAGTACAAGAATAAGGAAGATGTGTTGCGGTTATGCGGTTATAGAATATATTCTTATTATTACTATAAAGTAGTAATAAGAGAAAGATGGACGGTTCTTTTGGAAATAACAACGGCTTTAGAGATCGCGATTCTGGTAGAGATCGGGATATGGGTTCACATCGGGGAGGTAATGATAACGGCCGTAATCGTCTGGTGAATGAACTTATGACAGAGATGCAGTCAGGAATGAATATGCCCAATACTGGTACAAATCCTGTAATGAATATGCAATTTGGTGGAAATAACCCTATGATGGGAAATCCAGGTATGGCAAATCCTATGATGGCTAATCCAGGTATGGCAAATCCTATGATGGCTAATCCAGGTATGGGAAATCCTATGATGGGAAATCCAGGTATGGGAAATCCTATGATGGGAAATCCAGGTATGGGAAATCCAGGTATGGGAAATCCAGGTATGGGAAATCCCATGATGGGAAATCCAGGTATGGGAAATTCAGGTATGAATAATCCCATGATGGGTGGTATGATGGCTCCTATGGGAAGTTTGTCACCACAGGTTACTGGTCCTATGGGTAATCCAATCATGGGCAACGATTTTCAAGGATCTTATGATCCGAATATGGGAGGAGGTGGAGTTGCGAGTGGTGCTAGATCTGTGCAAGAAGAAGATGAAGAGGAATATGAGGATGATGCTCCAGAAACTGATAACGAAATGCAAAGGAATGCTATAAATTTAAGAGGAGATAACGATGATGATGATGATAGTCGTGATGATGATGATATGAAAGGTGGAAGTAGTGGAATGCTTGACAACTTACTCGAGTCTGGTAAAGAGCCCCTTATTGGGGCTATAATATTAATAATGCTATTAACGCCACAATTTAATGCAGTTTTTAATCAATTAGCTCCTAGGATGGTGACAGAGAATCTCATTTACAGTTTAGCTATTAAAGGTTTAATATTCTTTGTGATTTTCTACTTGATTCAGAGGTTTTTATAGGCCTATGTTTAAGATAACTGTTTGCTGAACAGATGAATGCCTTCTACTTGTGTTCAGATATTACCAAGTCTAATAGACAGTACATTTAAGTAAAAAATTGATTGCATTAGCGTTTTTTCCTTAGTATCGTAAGCAATAACGGATGAATTCTAATATAAATACTTCTAAGAAAGAAGATAGTTCAAAAGACAACTCAAAAGACAACTCAAAAGACGACTTAAACGACAACTTAAACGACAATATGTTTAATCACATAGATATGCCAAGAGAACAAGAACAACAAGAAGACCCACAACAAGAAGACCCACAACAACAAGAAGACCAACAACAAGAAGACGAACAAGAACAACTAGAACAACAAGAAGAACATCAAGAAGAACATCAAGAAGACCCACAACAAGAAGAACAAGAAGAACAAGAAGACCCACAACAAGAAGACCCACAACAAGAACACGAAGAACAACAACAAGAACAACAAGAAGACCAAGAAGACCCACAACAAGAACAACAACAACAAGAACAAGGACTATTGGAAATAAGAACAGCGTCTGAAGTAAGCACTGAAGGTAAGGTACCTAAGAGTAACCAGCAACCTAAAATGCTATTAAAACCTATTAAACCGAGAGTAGAGGAGGCAAGAAAGGAGGAGGAAGAAATGAAGACTCTTTTGAAATCATCGATATTTCAGCTGGAGGAGGAATTATTCGATTTATATACTGCTTCGGATGAAGAAGGAAATGCTCCATCCGAAAATGATGTGGTTACTAGTCAAGAGAATGCGGAACATGTTCGAAAATTAGTAGAACGTTTTTTATCACCTGTCATACTCTCATTATTATCTAATACGACACAAATAAAGTTACAAACCAAGAGTTTAAAAATGCAAATGTCTAACCAAAAAGGATCAGTGGAGAGTACCCAGGAAAACAAGAGAAAGACCTCTTGGTCTATATATCTTTCTGAATATGCTAAGAATCTACCAGGGTGGAAGGAAACTACAGCCAAACTTACTTTCGCGTCTGCAGAATATAAGAAACTCTCACCAGAAGAAAAGGAACAAATTGTAATACAATATTATACATCTCGCAATATTCCTGTTCCAGGAACTACACATCATCATCAGAAGGTTGCTAGAATATCTGGCTTAGATGCTTTTAGAAAACATTGGTATGAAGCACGAAAACAGTCTAATCCGGAGGCTAGAGGACTTGACAGCATGAGATGTACTAAGGATTGGGCAGCATTATCCGACGCTGAGAAGGCCGAATGGAAAGAATTAAGGAGACAGGAAATTGCTGGCCAGTCCTGAGCTCCCCTGCTTCCGGGACTTCATATTCAGCCTTGAGCTCCTGATGCGCTAGTGGACTTGAATAGCGCTAATATTATTAATTATATGCCATAAGGCACAACAAAGTAACTTTGAACCTTGAACAATACAAGAAGCGCACAATTAAATAACTTATATTGATATTTTTCAACCCAAAAACAATTTATTAAGACTCATTATTAGGAATGGTGTAGTCAAGGTAGTCGAGGTACAACAAGTACCTCATTTAAAAAATACAGACTGATATGAAAACGAGTTACCAGTAAATACAAAAGTAAAAGCAATATTACATCTGGTGATATTCCAACTTATTTAAGGATGAGTAGAATGGGTAAAAGATTTTTCTCGTAGATCTTAAGTGAAGACTTCTAAACTTACACTAATGAAAAATCTTGCCATATGTTTTTCAGGAGCTATTCGATCTTTCCATCTCTGTCAAGATAGTATCAAGAAGATGATTATCGATCCACTTAGAGAGGAATATAATGTTTATATATTCGGCCATTTTTGGACTATAAAACAGGAAGAAAATCTTGAGGATCTCGCATATAGAATGAAATGGAAGAAAGAATCAGAATGTGTATACGATCTTCTTAAAAATTTTGGGTTTACACA